TCGGGGGCGTGGTGCAGGCGGAGGATTTTCTGGACCCCTATGGGAACAGCATGCTGACGGGCGACAAGTTCAAGGCGGACTATCTGGACCTCTACGGCCTGAGGGTGACCAACAAGAGCACGGGGGTGGTGACGTTCGCCGTGAACCCCAACGGCCTTGTCACCATCAACGGCAGCGTGACCATGGGCGCCGGGAGTAGCATCAACTGGGCCCAGGTAAGCAACCAGAACATCAATTCCAATCCGGCCTATTCCATGGCCAACGACGCCTACAATCTGGCGGACGAGGCCTATGACTACGCCGACGACGCGTACTCCCGGGCCGACCGGGCGTACAAGCTGGCAGACTCCATCGAGATGCCCGGCTACATTAAGAGCACCTACATCGACCAGACCACGATCCGTTCCCCGGTCATCGAAGGCGGAGAGTTCTACGGCGAGGAGTTCAACATTATCGCCGGGAGCGACTTTGGGAGCTTCAACCTCTACGGTCCCTATGGAAACAGCCGGTTCCACATGCTGGCCATCGAGTATTACGAGGGGGATGCCCCCTACATTAACATTTACAGCCCCTGCGGAGGCTATATCACGATCGGCAGCCGAGGCAGCGGCGGTGTCGTTTACTTTGAGGGGCATGTGGATTTCAGCGGTGCGACCGTCCGAGGTCTGGATTTTGGAACAGGAGAATAATGCCGTTATGAAGAAAAAATTGAAAAATTCCGAAGTGCTCGTATATCTGAAGTCGCTCAAGCCCCTGCTTGCCCGGCGGGACAAGATCGGATATGTGGCCGCTCGGAATTACCGCTTTCTCTCCAATTCCATCGTGGAATTTGACACGATTCGGCTAAGCCTCATTGAGAAGTATGGCGAGGCGGGAAAGGATGAGAGGGGCGCGCCGACCTATATGCTCAAGATGGATTCCCCCAACTTTCAGCAGTTCTGCGACGAGCTGGCCCCGTTCAATGAAATGGAGCATGAGGTGGAGCTGATGATGGCGAAGTATGACGACGCCGTTGGAAATTTGTCGGGGGAAGAGATTCTGGCGATTGACTGGATGCTGGTGGATTAGGAAGGGGTGAGTTGATTTGGCCGACATCAGCAGTTATCTAAAGAAAATACTGGAGGCTATATATGGCGAGGAGGTGCGCGGGTCCATCCACGACGCCCTGGCCGCTATGAACAAGGAGTCCTCCAGCGCGATGGAGTTTGCGGCCACGGCCAAGGACTCTGCTACCGCCTCCGCCGAGAAGGCCAAGACTGAGGCGGCCACCGCCACTCAAAAGGCGGAGGAAGCCCTGGATTCCGCCAAAGACGCCCAAACATCCGAGGAACGGGCCAAGGCCTCTGAGACCCAGGCGGGACAGTATTCTGACAACGCCATCGATGCGGCAAGCCGTGCTAAGGAGTCGGAGACCAATGCGGCTGATTCGGCGGAGGCGGCGATCCAGAAGGCCCGGGAGGCGGAAGAATTCAGGAATGCCGCCGCGTTCAGCGCGGCCGAGGCAAAAGCCGCCGAGGAGCGGATCAAGAATGTCAAGAACGAGGTAGAAACTCTGGGCGGCCAGACAGCGGCAAATGCGAAGGCTGCTCAAGCCGCCAAAGAGGCCGCCGAGGAGGCAAAGGCGGCAGCCAAGCTCAGCGAGACCAACGCCAAGGAGTCGGAAACCGCCGCGCTGGGGGCTAAGGAGGACGCCGAGGCCGCAAGTGGCGAGGCTCTGGCCGCCAAAGAGAGCGCCAAAGACGACGCCCTCTCCGCCGCGCAGGCCAAAGAGGACGCCGAGAATGCCAAACTGGCTGCGGAACAGGCCAAGACTGCCGCGGAAGAGAGCGCCGGAAACGCCGCGGAGAGCGCTTCCAGGGCAGAACAGTACAGTGGGAAACCGCCCAAGCCTCAAAATGGAACCTGGTGGATCTGGGACGCGGAGACGGGCGCATACTACGACACAAAAATCAGCTGCGAGCTGCAGGGCCCCATTGGCGTGGGCATCGAGGACATCCAGCTGACCGAGGGCGACCACTCCCCCGGCAGCACAGACGTTTACACCGTGCATCTGACAGACGGGTCCTCGTACAACATCTCGGTCTACAACGGCCGGAACGGAACGGGCGCGGGGGACGTGCTGGGCATCTCCTTTGACCTGGTCATCCCCAAGAACGGGTGGAAGGACGGGAGCGTCACCGTTGCCGACAGCCGGCTTTTGGCGCTTGGCACGCACAAATATTTTCTCACTGCGGAGGAGGCCTGCAAGGAGGAGTTCATCGACTGCAACGTGCAGCCAAAGGACATCACCGCCTCCGGCTTTCTCATGTTTACCTGCGACACCGACCCGGCGATGGATCTGACGGTTCATCTCATCCGGTTCGAGCTGTCCGGCAACGGGGCTATTCAGTAAGGAGGTGCGGCCCGTGGAAATCGCAGTCAAAGAAACCTATGCCCATATGCTCAAGGATGAGAGCCTGGTGCAGAACGCCGAAACCCTCTACATCGTGGAGTTCCTCTTTGATAAAAGCTGGGATGGCTACACAAAAACGGCCATTTTCAAGGCCGGCAGCGTGGAGCTGTCCGTGAAGCTGACGGACGACCGTTGTATCATCCCCGCCGAGTGTTTGAAGCAGGCGGGGGTCAGTCTTCACATCGGCGTGTCCGGCGTCAAGGGCGCGGAGCAAAAAGATACCGTATGGTGCCTGACCAGCCGCATCATGTATGCTGTCGATGCAGCCCAGCTGGTTCCGCCCTCTCATTCCGGAGGAGACATACGGGCTCAGATTCTGGAAGTCATCCGAGAGAACACGGCTACGGACGAGGAAGTGGACGCAGCCCTGGACGACGCGTTCGCATCCGACTGGACGCCCCCGGACGACCCGGAGCACCCGGGGAATACGGCCACCGACGAAGAGGTGGAGGACGTTCTTGACGATGTTTTCGGCGACGAGCCGTAAACAAATATATTTAAGGAGGACATATCTATGTCTAAGCACACTACTCTTGACCAGCTGAAGATGCTGGCCCAGCGCACCAAGGGCGAGATCGGTAAGGTCGACTCCAAGATGACAGCCCTGTCCGACCGAGTGGACACGCTGGAGAGCGCGGGCGGCCAGGCCAACGTCCTGGAGGGCGTCAAGGTCAACGGCACCGCCCTGTCCATCGCGGAAAAGATGGTGGACATTCTGATCGCAACCGGCACCGCCAACGGCACACTCTCCGTCAACGGCAAGGATGTGGCTATTAAGGGTCTGGCTGCCCTGGCCTACAAGGCTCAGGTGTCTGAGGCCGACCTGGACTCCGCCCTGACTGCCGTTCTGGCCGCCAAGGCCGCCAAGGCGGATGTGGACACCCTGATCGGCAGCGACGCCGGCAAGAGTGCCCGCACCATCGCCAACGAGGAGCTGACCAAGCAGCTGATTCCCGAGGACGCCCAGGAGTCCCTGAACACCCTGACTGAGATTGCCGCCTGGATTCAGGAACACCCGGACGACGCTTCCGCTATGAACGCCGCCATCGCCAAGCTCAATGAGATCGCGGCCGGTATCGGCGGTGAGGAGGACGACTACGCCACCGTGATGGCCGCCATCGAGGGCAAGATCACCGCCGCCATGGCCGGCATCGCCCAGGGCGCGACCAAGGTGGAGAAGTCCGAGATCAATGGCAACATCAAGATCAACGGCCAGGAGACCGTGGTCTACACCCACCCCGCCGGCTCCGCCGTAGAGGCCGGATTCAAGAAAGTGGGCAGCGACGCCAGTGGCCATGTGGTGCTGGGCGACGACGTGACCAAGGAGGATATCACCAAGCTGGGCATCCCCGGTCAGGACACCACCTATGAGAAGGCCACTTCTGAGGCCGACGGCCTGATGTCCAAGGAGGACAAGGCAAAGCTGGACGGCATGGCTGTGGCTGAGGACACCGAGGTGCAGTCCATGCTGGATGAGATCTTCGGCGCCACTGAAGAGGAGCCTTAAACGGCTCCGTTAAGGGGGATGGGGGCGCAGATTCCCGTCCCCTTTTTTTTATATTTCCCGAAAGGAGCTCTCATATGGCAGAGAAACAACTCACCACCATAGAGCAGTTACGGGCACTGGCAGAGCGAGGGAAACAGGACACCCTGATCCGCATCAACGAACTATTGGACTCGATGATCCCTCTGCTGGAGAGCGCACAGCACACCGGTATCACCGTCACTCTGCCGACCGAGAACTGGAGCGGCAGAGCTCAGACTGTGCAGGACGAGTTCCTCCTGGCTGACGGAAAATACTGGTATATTGTGTGTGCCGACGCGGACTGCTTTATGGCGGCAAGCGAGACCGGCGTAAAAGCCGATAACATTACAACGGACGGTCAGGTCACGTTCCGGTGCGAGGTCACCCCCACGGAGAACCTGACGATTTCTATTTTGCGACTGGAGGTCGAGCAGAGCAATGAGTAACGCTAACGTCGGCAAGGTTTTCAACATGACCGGCGGCAACGGTGGCGGCGGCACTCTGAAGCTGGAGACCCTGGCAATTACCAAGCAGCCCAACAAGACGGTCTATAAGTCCGGGGAGTCCTTTGACCCGACCGGCATGGTGGTCACGGCGGGCTATGGGTATGGTCTTACTTCAGACGTGACCGGCTACACCGTTTCGCCTCAGGTTCTGACGGATGGGGTCACGGAGGTGACCATTACTTACACGGAGGGGCGGATCACCAAGACGGCCAGCGTACCCGTGACGGTGAAGAAGGTGCTGGTGTCCATCGCCATCACGGCAAACCCGACAAAGATGACATACCAGTATCTGGAAACCTTTGATCCGGCCGGAATGGTGGTCACAGCCACTTATTCGGACGAATCCTCGGAGGAAGTCTCCGGATACACCCACTCCCCGGACGCGTTCTCCGCACTGGGGCAGCAGGCAGTGCAGATCCAGTACGCCTACGAGGGCGTGACCAAGACCGCAAGCCTGACGGTGACGGTGAACCCCATCGAGGTGGCCGTCCCGGTTCAAAATGGAGTTCTGACCTATGACGGAGAGACCAAGACGCCGGCGTGGACCGGATATGGCACCGGAAAGATGACCATTTCCGGAGAAACCAATGGCGTCAATGCAGGCACCTATTCCGCCAAGTTTGTTCTGGACTATGGCTATGTATTCCCCGGAGGGCAGAATGAGGCGACCGTAAGCTGGGTCATCGACCGGGCGGTCATCGCTTCGCCGCCGAAGCAGAGCAATGTGCTGGCGGCCAACGGAAAGCCCCAGACGCCCACCTGGGACAACTACGACACCAGCAAGCTGATCATCGGCGGGGAGCGGTTCGGCACAGATGCCAAGGACTATACCGCCACCTTCACCCCCACGCCCAACTACAAGTGGTGGGACGGCTCCACCGGGGCCAAGGAGGTCATCTGGACCATCACCAGCGTTATCGTACCCATCCCGGTACAGAAGGGCTCTCCCGTCTATACGGGCGCGCCGCAGACGCCGGAGTGGAACAACTTTGACCAGGAGAATTCCTCGGTGTCGGTGACGCCCCAGACCAACGCGGGCACCCATACCGCCACCTTTACCCTGCTGAAAGGCATGTGGTCGGACGGCACCACCGGGAAGAAGACGGTAAACTGGACCATTGGCCGGGCCAGCCTGGCGGCGGTGCCCAAGCAGAGCGAGGTGCCGAAGTACGACGGCAACCCCAAGACCCCGTCCTGGGACAGCAATTATGACAGCAATAAGATGACCGTTTCGGTGGAGCCCCAAATCAACGCCGGGACGGGATACACCGCCACCTTTACACCGGACTCCAACCACCAGTGGTGGGACGGCGAAGTGGGCGGCAAGACCGCGACTTGGTCCATCGCCAAGGGCGACCAGGTAGTGACGGTAAGCCCCGCAGCTGTGACCCTGAACACCAGTGCCCGAAGCGCCAAATTCACGGTGACCCGGAAGGGGGACGGCGTGATCTCCGCCATCTCCAACAGTCAGAGTGTGGCTACCGTGAGCAGCGTCAATCAGATCACGGGGGAGGTGACGGTGAACAGTGTAAAGGACACCACAGGCACCACCACAATTACCGTCAAGGTGGCAGAGGGGGACAACTATCTGGCCGGCGCGGACAAGCAGATACAGGTCAAGGCTCAGTTCGTCACCATCTACGGCGTGGAGTGGGATTGGACCAGCAGCGGCTCCACCAAGGGCAAGCGCACAGACGGGGCGGCCGGGTTCGGCGACCCCAATCCGGCAGTGAATAATGGCTCCGGCTCCTCCCCATTTGACAACCTGTACCCGTGGAGGGACATGACCAAGGTTACCCGGACCGGTGGTGTGATGGTGAAAGAGCCCAAGTATTGGTTCAAGTGGACCAAGACGGGGAAGAAGTTGAAGCTGCAAATCGCGGACGGCCCTGTTGAGGGGTTCCATGTGGACCCTGTGAATATGGATCGGGGCGATGGCTTGGGCGAGCTGGATCACTCCTACATCGGCCGGTACCACTGCGGCTCCAACTGGAAATCGGAGACCAATCAGGCGCAGATGGTCAACATCACCCGTTCCATTGCCCGCACCAATATCCACAATCTGGGGACGAACATCTGGCAGATGGACTTTGCCCAGTTCTGGTATGTGAATATGCTGTTCCTGGTGGAATTCGCGGACTGGAACGGTGAGCGCATCGGCCTGGGCTGTTCGGCCAGCGGCTCCAGGGAAAACAACGGAAAGACGGACGCCATGAAATACCACACGGGAACCACGGCGGTCAACCGGAATTCCTATGGGTTCTGCCAGTACCGGAATATCGAGGGCTGGTGGGACAACGTGTACGACTGGATGGACGGGTGCTACTACAATGCCAATGGCCTGAATGTCATCAAGAATCCCAATCAGTTCAGTGACAATGCCAACGGGGTTCTGGTGGGCAAGCCAACCAGCGGCTACCCCAGCGATTTCGCCATCCCGACTCAAAGCGGTCTAGAGTGGGCGCTTTACCCCTCCGAATCCTCTGGCAGTACTACAACTTGTGTCCCGGATGGCTGGGATTTCAACG